ATCATCGTGCATCTGCAGTTCGGGTGCTGCGGAAATGGGTCTTCCAGCTTGAATATCTGGCCGTCCATCCAGAGGCACGCCGGGCAGGTCCTTATCGATTTTGACGCCACCCATTCCCATCCGGTCGTTACGCCCGATTCGATGTATCGCTGCCGTGTCGCCTCCCGCCTGACGCGGTTGACCTCGGTCCTCGCCGCCATCAATGCCCGTGTCCGCGTGATCTGTCCGGTCGTCATCAGCCGCGATGCGATCGTCCGAAAGTCGGTGCCCGTCGCCGCCGCTTTGATCACTTCCGTCCTGATCATTTCCGCCACCTTTGGTGCCAGCTTTTCGCGGTAATAATTTAATATTGGCGAACCATCGCCCATCATCCCGACGGCGTCCTCGATTACGCGTGTCGGCAACGTGCTGCCGAGATCGAGCGTCGCCGCTCCGGTGATCACCCTGAAAAGGTCATTCGTCTGCTCCGCCGCTATCCTTATCGCCGCCCGCTGCTCCCGCGTCGTTATCGCCGCCGCCGTCTGGCCAAATCGCTCGACCTGCTGTTTGACCTGGTCAAGCAGCGATGCCAGCCGCCGCTGCCGGTAAAGCCATGCTTCGCTGATCGTTTCGCCCGCCGCCTGTGCCTCAGCTATCTGCCGCTGCAGCTTGCGGTATTCGCGTGCCAGGTCCCGCTCGATCACCTCATAGGCTTCGAGCAGCTCGCGAAAAGCCGCCTCTTCGTGTTCGATAAGGCGGCTCCGGTGTCGCTGCAGCTGTTGTTCGAGTGCGGACGGCATCTCTATTTATTTAGGGAACCATTCCTCTTCCGGGTTCTGCACCAGGGCGATCAGCCGGCCGCGGATCTCCTGCACGGCGTCGTTCACGTCCGCGGTCGATGTGTGGATCCACGGAAACAGTTCATAGTACGACCGGCCGTGCTTCTGGTTGTAAAAGTTCCGCGGGGCGAAATGGTTGTTCACCGCGTACGGGTCGTCGCCTTCCTCGACGATCCGCTTCAGCTCCCGCAGAAATTGCAGCTGCTCTTCGCGGTCACGCCTGAGGCCCGCAAAGTTCAGCGATGCCTGTATCAGTCTGACGCCGCCTATCAGCAGCCCGATCACAAAGGCCCGGTTCCCGACCGCCGGTATCAGCTTGAGTGCGACCGTCCCGGCCGCCATCACGCATGTCCAGACGAGGTTCTTTTTCAGGTCGAAGAATCCCCATTTGTCACGCCAGAGCTTGTTCGCCTCGGTCACGCCGTAGTAGATGAAGTCCTTCGATGACCGCATGTCGACCAGGCTTCCCGCGAGCAGAAACCCGACGCTTGCCCAAAACAATATCTCAGCCCATGTCGTTTCCATCGTCGCCTTCCTCCTTCTCATCGCCGCGGTTGAACGATCGCACCATCGCCTCTCGCTCGGCCGCCTTTGCCGCCAGCATCTTCTTGATGTCGGCCGCTCCATACCCGGCCTCGGTCAGCAGCTGCTCGTCCGAAACGCCGAGGTCCTTTTTCAGCAGCAGGTTCGTCAGCTCTTCCGTTTCCGCCAGCTTCGCTGCGTCTTCCCATTCCGCGAAGAGCCTGATCTCTTTGCCCTTGCCGTCCATCATCAGTGCGAACTGCATCAGCTCTTCCCAGACGTTGCCAAAGGCTTCCTGCCGGTCGCGGATCTTGTTCACGAATCGCGTCTCTGCCCGCCGATAGCTTTCGCCCGATTGCGGAAAGTTCGCCCCCGTCTGCATGAAGTAATAGAGCGGTGTCCCCGAGACCGATGCAAAGTCGATCCGGAACGAGTCCTTTACGCCCAGAAACTGGCTCAGCTCCGACGCCGCAAAATCGCCGAATTTCGTCTCCGCCGATTCCGTTATCCATAGCCGCTCCGCCCCCGATCTGAATGGTGCTATCGGCTGCCCTTCGTTGTCATATTCGATCTCGATGCCCGATATCCATCTCTGCCTGAAGGCCGAGAATTCCATCGCCACCAGCATGTCCAGCACCGATTTGTTCAGGGCGTCCTGCACCGCGATCACGTCCTTCAGCTCCGACCGTCCCAGGCTGCCGAGGTCCGCGTTGTTCGCAAAGTGAAACACCGGAACGACGCCGTACGGGTTCGGTATCACGTTGCCGCCTTTGTCTTCGGTGAAAGGCTCGTACTTGATCGTCTCCGGGTCCGGCCGTGCGTCGCGTGTCGCCGATCGCTCCGGCCGTGAGATATATTTCTCTACCCGGTCTGCGTAAAAGATGTTCACGCGGTGGCGTTCGTCTATCCGCTTCCAGTATTTCGCCGCCCAGACTATCTTTCCCGGCGTCTCCTCGTCGTATTCGACCATGCAGAGCCCGGCCCGCTGCGGGTAGATCGTCACCCGGCCCGCGGGGTCCGGCCAGACTATCGCATAGGCGTCGCCGTTCTTTACCGCCTCTTTGTGGATCTCGCCCGACCGCTTGCCCATCCGGTTCTGCTGCCACAGCTGCCATGCCGCGTCCGGGATCCCGTCGCCGCCCGCCTCCGCCCGAAAGCCCGTTATCACCAGCTTGTCCTTCACCGCGTCGACCACCGCCGGGCAAAGGTTCAGTGCGAATTCGCGAAACAGCGACCCAAAGGCGTTCTTGAATTTCTCCGAGGCAAAGGCCAGCTCGTGCGTCCCGTCGTAATAGTTCTCGGTCGTCGTGTATCTGCTGCGGTTTTCCCTCAGGTACCTTGCCGCCTTGTCGATGTCCTTTTCGTTTGTCGCCATTGCCGCCTCTCAAATGTTCCGCCTTTTCGCCGGAAACCTGTCCCAAATCGTTCCAAAAGTTTGACGCGGGGGTTAGGCCTGCCGTCGCGTTTCGTTTCAGCAGAGGGCCTCTAATACGCCCACAGCTTCGCCCGCTTTTTCGAGAGCATCCCGACCGCCAGGCTCACCGCGTCGACCTGGTCGTCATGCGTGTCGCCCTTGCCGGTGAACCGGCAGACCTCGTCCAGGAATTCGTCACACCATCCGCCGCGGACCAGAAAGACGCGGCCCTCTTCCGCAAGGTTCGCCCATGCCAGTGCCCTGGTGAATTTGTCCTTGTCCACCTTTACTGCCTTGAACCCGACGTGCCTTACCGCCGGCACCCGCCGCAGGCTCTGCACCAGTGCCTCGCCGTGCAGTGCCTTTTCTATCCCGTGCGTCGTATTCTTCTCGCTCACCATTCGCTTGATCACGAATCGCTGCTGCTCCGGAAATTCGATCCGCTTGCGAAACCCGTCCGCGATGTAAAGGTTCCCCTGCTTGTCGAATGCGCACCTGAAGCTGGCCGTGTAGTCGGCCGACGTCTTTTGCGAAACGGCGAGGTCATAGCCGCGTGCCCACCGCAGGTTCGCCGGGGCCTCGTCGATTATCTTGCTGGCGAACCAGTCGCGTTTGAAAAGTGCTCCCTCGATCGGCACCGGACGCTGTTGAAAAAGTGCGGCAAATGAATACGCCCCGAGCTTCTTCCGCAGCTTCTCCAGTGCCTCGATGTCGTATCGCTCAGGGCAGAGTGCCTGTCCGCGTTTTCGCCCGAGCGGGTCCGCATCCTCGGCGATCGCCGGCAGGCTCACCACCTCCCATTTCTCGCCGCCCTCGTTCATTTCCTTCAGCAGCCGGCCGGCAATGTCGTCGTCGTGCCACCGCGTCATGATCAGGACGATCGCCCCGCCCGGCTCGAGTCGTGTGTAAAGGTCGTCGTTGAACCAGTCCCAGCATTTCTCGCGGTAGGTTTCCGATTCGGCCTCTTCGCGGCTCTTCACCGGGTCGTCGACCATTATCAGGTTCGCACCAAAACCCGCGATGCCCGCCCCGACGCCGACCGCCCTGTAGCCGCCGCCGACCGATGTCTCCCATTCCTCCACCGCCTTCCGGTCGGTCGAGAGCTTTATCCGGTTTTCGACGATCCGCCGCGCCTTTCTTGAGAACCGATTCGCCAGCTTCTGGTTATAGCTCCCGAGGATGATGTTCATCTTCGGGTTCTGCTCCAGCCGGTATGCCGAATACCTTACCGTCACCGTCTCGCTCTTGGTGTGCCTCGGCGGCATGAAGATCATCAGCCGCTCCGTTACGCCGTCGGTAACCTTCTGCAGGGCCGAATACAGATACCGCTGATGCCGCCAGTTCCACGTCCAGTTCGGCGTTACCGTCGGCAGCCAGGCCGGAAAGTCGAGCGCATTTAAGCCGAGCTCTTTCCGTGTCCGGTTGAACTCGGCCTTTATCGCCTGCCGGTGGTCGTGTTTGGTCGCCTTTCTCATTTAGTTCAAACCGGCGACGGCCTTTCGTTTCCGCCATCGACGCTTGTTTCGAACGGGCACGAGACCGAAACTCATCTTCATGTCGTCGCTGAAGTCCGGCCGCATGAAATGCCGGTGCCAGAATATGATGTGATCACACAGCAGCATCGCCCCTATCTCCTTTCATTCATCATTCATCATTCGAAATTCATCATTCGCTGACGTTCTCCTCCGTCACAAATTGCTTCTCCGCCCATTCGATCAACGCCTCTTCTGCCTCCACCAGCTCGGCCGCCAGTGCCGGCGAGATCTGCGAGGCCGCCGGCAGCAGGTGCTTCAGAAAAAACACGAAGTTCGCGTAATTGTCCCGGGCGTCGTTCAGCTGCCCGAGTATCTCGATCGAGCGGTTTACATATTTGTCGTGCTGCCAGACGACGTCCTTCCCCCCGCGTCCGACGCCGAGGATCTCGATCTCCGTAAAGAGCTTTTTCCTGATCGCCTCGACCTCGAAGAGCAGCGATTCGGCCGAGGTCTTCGCCGCCGTGTTCGCCGTCGCTATCTTCAGCTGCAGCGATTTCTCCCAGCCAAATTGTTCTATCCAGCCTTCCCGCCGGTTCTCGTCATACCCGCGGCTCTTCAGCTTCGACCGCTTGAAGGTCGTGTACCCGAGCCGGTGCATCGCCTGCTCGATCAGGTCGAACCGCTCGCCGTTGTGCAGCAGATAGAGGTCGAACGCGGCCTTCACCTCCTCCGGATTGATCCTCGCTGTCGATTGTGCTCCCGATTTCATCTATCTATTCAAAACGCTGCCGATCACCAGTCCCGCCCCGGCCCCTACCGCTGCCGCCTTGATCCATTTCCACGTCGACCACCGGTTCGCCTTCAGCACGACGATCGCCGCCTCGAGTGCGGCCACCTGCCGGTCCTTTGCGTCTATCGCTTTTCTCAGTTCGGCCTTCTCGGCCTCGCTCAGGTTCGCGATGTCCCGCATCTTTGCCTTTATCTCCTGCTCCAGTTTCAGCAGGTCCTCGTACCGCTGCACCTCTATCTGGCGGGCGTCTATCAGCCGGCGTGCCGCCTTCAGCTCCTCGACCGCCTCGGCACATGCCCGCCTTAGTGCATCGTCATTTGCACGGGTATCCGAGGTCGGCGAGCTCGCGGCAGAGGGTGTCGGCGTCGGGGTTGTCTGTCCTCGGCTGCTGCCTGACGCGGTTATAATTATCAAGAGCGTCGCCGCTGTTACGCTTAGCTTCTTCCAGTTCATTCGCTTTCGCATTCCTCAGTTCCTCCAGTGCCCTTACCGCTTCCTGGGCCGCCCGCAGCTCCGCCGCGATCCGGGCCGCCGCGGCTATCGCCTCATCCGCGTCACGCTTTGCCGCCGCCGCTTCGCGTTCCAGCTTTCTCACCTCTCGCATTGACGAGCACGAGTCCGCCCAGCCCGAAAACATCAGCAGCAGCAGAAGGCCGACGGCCGTGCAGATCTTCACCTGCTGCCAGCCTGTCAGCTCTCCCCAGAAAATTCTGATCTCTTCCGTTAGCCTCATTTTTTCAGCAGCTCGTCGAGCTTGCCCTCGATGTGCTCCAGGCGGTCCTCGACCCGCTTGAACCGGTCGCCCTGCCGCCGGTCGACCTCCGCCTGCAGCCGCAGGTTAAAGTGGATCTCCGCGTTTTCGCGATGCTGGTTCAGGACCGTCTCCATTTTTTCCATTCTTCGGTCTCTTTCCGCGTCTGCTGTCATCCGCTCGTCCCGCGTCTTCTGGCGGTCCTCGTCGATGTTGCTCACCTTGCCCTCGAGCCGTGCGAACCAGAAGATTATCGTGACAAGCAGTCCGAGTGCGGTCACGATCGCACCCGGGTGGGCGAGAAGATTGTCCATACCGTCTTCGCTATTTGCCGCCGCGAAGGGCGACCACCGCAAAGCCGCCGTTCAGCAGCCCGATGATAAAATCGTTCAGCCCGCTTACCGGCACCGATGCACCCACCAGGCCGGCTATCGCGTTGAGTGCCGCCGAGAGCGACGAACGCGATTCAGGCCAGACCGAGACGGCCGTCGCCGCCGC